TCGCGGCCATGAACTCTTTGGCGTACACATTCTCCGATTCTGGCGAACCGGTGACATAGATCTGACCGCCGTTCGCCATCGTCAACGTCATCGGCGTGTGGAAGTGGCCCATGTAAACGTCCGAGAATGCTTCGGGGATGACGCCGGTCGACCATTGGTTGCACTTGCGAAGAATGCCGAACGCTGGCGTATTGCCGCCGAATGATTTGATTTCGTCGCCATGCACCAGCAAAGCGCCATAGTTACCAATCTCGACGATCTGGTACCAAGCCGGCGAGGTGTGCCAGGTGACGCGGTCGTCCTCGAGCCGGTCTCCGGCGATCTTGTAGGCGACGCGGTCAATGTTGTCGGCTCCTGGCATGTCGCCTTTGCGGCCAAGCCGGCCGTGGTTGCCGTACTCACAAGTCACGGTGACATGCTCGAAGATGGCGAGCATTCGGCGGACGAAGTCTTCCATGAGGCCGGCGGTGGCGAACAGCTGCTCGAATAGGTGGGCTTCGACTTCGTACGGTTGCCCTGGGAAGATGCCTAAGCCTTCGACCATGTCGCCGCCGAACATGACATGAGCTTCTTTGACGGGATGATCGGCCCGCTGGATCTCGGTCATTGTGCCGATCTTTTCAGCGAACCGGTGGATTCGTTTGCGGCAGGTGTCGATGTCGTAGTCGGAGGTTTGTTTGCCGAGCTGCCAGTCGGTGGCATGGATCAACGCGACTTCAGAATTCTTGCGGCGCGGATCGCTCTTGGGTTTGGGAACGCTAGGAGCGCGTCCAAGTGTGACGGCCGCATCTTTCGCCGCTTGATAAACGGCTTCGACGATGGCCTCTGATTTGGCGTGCGCTTTGCGGGTGGCGCGTTGCTGTCTGACAAGGGCGTCGCGGAGCTCTTGCAGCTCTGCTTCCTCGTCAAACGGGTTAGACATTCTTCCTTCGCCATTCCGAGATCGGATACGTCGAAACGTCGATTCCCCACTTGTTGAGCACCGCCTTGATGGTTGGCACCGAATACGACAGATCGCTCAGAGCTGCGACCAGCGCTTCTGAGCGTTCCGCGTCGAGCTCGTCGATGATCTGTTGCATCTTCGCTTTGGCCGGCTTGGGGCGTGCGGCGTCGAAGTCTGACATGTCTGGCACAGTTGCCTCCTGTGTGTGCTAGTTGAACAAAGCCTTCCAAGTGATAGGTCCGACAATGCCGTCAATGGTGAGGGCTTGGTCGGTTTGGAAGGCTTTGACAGCGGCGTCGGTCTTCGGGCCGAAGATGCCATCGACGGGGCCGACGTTGTAGCCAAGCATCTTGAGCTCACGCTGAATCAGTTTGACTCGGTCCTTGGCTTTCGATCCTTTGCGGACGGATTGCCCAGGGTACGGAGGCACCGGTGCCGGCTGAGTGGTCTGTGGCGGACCGGTCACGATGCGCTCCGAGATTGGTGATGCCCAAGTCCAGGTGTCGGGTGTGACCTCGATGTGCAGGTGATCGTTTTGTGCTCCAGGCGGGCGGCCAATCCAGCCGCGGCCTACTTCCCAGTAACGCTTGGCCCAGTAGTCGTGAATGCGCTGGATGCCAAGCACTTCGTGGTGCTCGATGAGCCAGGGGATGACGTCTTGCTCAACAGATTCGCGTGATGGTGCCGTCGGGTGTCCGTCGTCACGGCGGTAACTGAGATCCTGAGCTGCACCGAAAGCGTGCGACGACCAGGCGGTGCCGCCGCGGATCGGCCTCCGGCCATAGCAACCGAGGTTCCAGAATCCCCAGCGCTCTTCGAGGTACTTGCGGATCTGGCGCAGGTTTGGTGAGCAGGTGTCGAACGGGTGGCGTGGCGTGTCCCGTTGCCAGCTGTGGTATCTCAAGATTTCTTTCCGATGATCGGGGTCACTTCGTCACCGCGTCGGGCGGCGATGCCGTTGCCCACGGCGTATCCGGCGATCATGCCGATCAGACCGGTGCCGGCCTCGTTCGAGATCGAGTCGGTCATCAGCAGAAGCGTCACACAAACCAAAGCGACCAAAGCGATCATGGCTTTCGACGGGTTTGCGATGTTCATCTCTGTCCAATCCACAAGCAGAAGACCACGATCACGCTCATGACCAAGGCGAGCGCGGCCGTTTTAGCGTCTTCGCTAGTAATGATCATGGGGCCGGCGGGTATGGGTTTGCGGCTTTTACGGCGGCGACGGCGTCAAGCCAGGCTTGTTCGGTTCCGTCGCCTCTTTGCCACTCGAAGAACAGCGGGTCGCTTTGCGCCTCATAGGCGGCGCGCCGCGCAGCTTCTATTTCGGCTACTTGCTGGTCGTAGTTGACTTGGGGCCATGCGGCGTCAAGCTCGGCTTGTGTCGGCTTGGGCGTATCAGACAGCCATGTCAGACCGTCGTAGTTGTCACCGTCCAGTTTCCATTGTGCGTCGGGATAGTTAGCGGTGAGCACAGCGGCGTAATCGGTCACGCTGAAACCTCCATAGCGGTGATCGTGCAGGATGAACGCGGATAACTACTCGTGTCGCTGTCTGTTGCTGCTCGGTTCACGTAGACGGTGTACGACAACGACCAAACTTCGACTTGGTAGTCAAGTGCGGAGGTGCTAGCCGGACTGTCAAGGAACTGGAACGATGAGCCTTGCGCTCGGTTTGTGTTTGGGATGATTTGACCTAAACCAATCGATGTTCGGCTTCCAGCTGTGGCACCTACACCGATGGCAGTTCCGTCTCTTGTCACGCGCAGAAACGTCTGGCCTCCGGATGTGCCGTTGTCAAGTAAAGGCATGTTGACGCTAATCAGAACTTTTGAGGTGGCCGAGGTTGGCGTGATGCTCAAGTTCAGACCAGTGACATCTGTCCAGGTCGCCGAAATAGCCGCCGAAAACGTGTCAGTCTTCGTCGTCGAAACGACCTGTTGGATGCGGAACGCGCCGCGCAGATTGTTCATCTGCGCCGCAGTAAGGACGTTGCCGGCTACGAATGTGGCGGGCAGGCTGGTCGGCGTTGCCATAGGTGCTCCTTATCCTAGAACATTCAATGCATCGAGCACACCATAGACCGCGTCATCGAGGATGAGTTGGTAGACGATGGTGGTGGGGCTTGTGTAGAAACGGGCGACATGACCGCCAGAAGTGTCGATGTAATGTTCGACGCCTTCGACCGCGAGTTCCTGGGCGAGCTGCGTGGTCGACGCGCCGTTGATGAACTCTTTCTCAATGCTGATGGTGTCGCCGATGTCGATCGTGGCGACGACGTCACGTTGCGCGTCTGAGAGCTGTGAGAACGCGACCTCGATTGCGGTGAACGTGGCCTCTGGTTCAGGGTTGAGTAGATAGGTCGCCAGTTCTTCGCAGGCGGCGTCGGTGTCGAGTAGCGATGCGCTGATGGCTACTGACTGAATAAAGTATTTGGCTTGGCTGTCGGTGTCCTCGGCGGATCCGAAGTCGTTGGCGAGGGATTGAACGAACGCCAGGTTGACTACTTTGTCGGCCCCAAACGAGATGTCGACGTTGCGGTACGGGTAGTTCGTGCCGTCATCATTGAAGTCGGCGACAGGCGAGGACAGCGTATTCCCGATCCGGTTCTCAAACGTCAGAACGCCTTCTCGGTCGATGTACAGCCGGCCGCGTTCTGTTTCGTTGATCAGACTGAGATAGTCGAGAACGTTTTGTCCGAGCTCGAGGTCGTAGTCGTGTCCACCTCCGCCGCCGCCGGTATGGCCTCCGAGCTCAACAGTGCCGGTGGCAATGGATCTTGCCGCGCCGGTCGGATAGTCAACCTCGGGAAGGTCGAGGATCGTTTCGACGCGAGCACCGGACAGTTCTTTGTCGATGTGGACGTCGTCGGTGACGGTTTGAGCGAGCCGGTAAAAGTCATCGACACAGTCGACTTCGACGGCGTCGTTGCCATCGAGGCCGAACTGGTAGTTGTAGTTGACGACGCGGCCGACGAACAGCAGCTCTGATTCGCGGTACAGCCGAACCAGCCGCATGGGGGCTAGTCCTGGCTCATCGTTGGACGGGTCGTAATACGGCGAGTCGCTAGCGAACGGGTTGAACACGCCGCCAGCCGCGGTGTCGTCAAGGATGAAGCTCATGGTGCCGGCGGAAAACTGGTCGTTGATGTCACGGCGGCCGCGGTTGATCTGAATGTTTCGTGCGCCGTCGGTGACGTCTGCGAAGTCGGTGAGTCCGTCAAGGACGAACGTAGTGCCGTCTAAAACGCCGCGTACGGCGTCATCAAGGCGGAACCCTCTGACAGGTGCGCCGGTGTCGATTTCGAGCGTGTAATCGCCCGACTGAACAATCGTTGCGGTCATAACCGAGCGTTTGTCTGTATGCCGGCCGGACCGGATGCTCGGTTGAATCGGCGGATGCTGTCAACGATGACACGGCCGGTTTCGGCGGTCGGGTTCAGCGTGGCGACGTTGACGTTGTAAGTGACGTTGCCTTGTCCTGGGCGAATCAGCGTTGAGGATTGAAGGCCGGCAGCTGTCGGGACGGTAGTGCCAACAAATCCGGAGCCTTGCAGGCTTGCCTGCAAATCCGCAAAGCCTGGGATGCCTCCGCCGCCGGCTGGTGCCTCCACTCTGGCAAGGCGTAGCGCGTCGGAGAGAGCGTTGGCTTTGGCGATTGCGGTGTCGAGCTGGCCGGTGTCAACAAGGATTTTGAGTTCCGATTGGACTTCTTGCGGGACGTTGCCCATTTCTTCGATGACGTTCGCAAGTTCTTCGTAGACACGTTTGTTGGCTTCTTGCCATTCGTCGGAACCTTCGGCGTTGCTGTCTGCAATGCCGCGGAACTCGTCAACGGCGCTGTTGAAGTCGCGAACGGCTTGTTCACGGTCAAGCTGGTCGAGGTAACGCTGAATCTCGGGGTTGAGCGCAAACATGCGCTTGTACAGCTCGTCCGTCGACGCCCAAAGCAGATCGACTCGTTCGGTCAGTTTCTCGGTTGAACCTGACGCTCGGTCGATTTTCTGCTGGTAATCCTCGGTCGGTTTGATGGCACGCTCAAACTGTTCGCGGGCGTCACCGACGCTGTCGCCCATGTCGCGAACGCTTTCGTACATGTCGCCGGCTTCTTCACGGGCCGAATCGGTGGTGCGCTCAAAGTTCTCGATTTCGTCTGATGCCAGCCCAAGTTTTTCGGCGAGCCAGCCGACGCCGTCGCGGAGCAGATTGAAGAATCCGAGCAGCTTCTCAATCGCGGCGCTGACGATGCCGAACTTCTGCTCGAGGTACACCAGGGCGGCAATCAGGGCCGTGAACACGATTAGGCCTGACGCAACCTGAACCGCTGTGAACGAGGTGGCGAGCGCGTAGTTGACGCCGGTCGTGATCGCCGTGATAGCCGACCAAAGTTTCATCGCAATGTTCGCGACAACGACAGCGCCGGCGAGCGTGCCGATTCCGGCCGCTAAAGCAAGGACCAGTTCGGTGTTTTCGGCAATGAAGTCAGCCAAAGGAACGATGATTTCGACCAGTTTCTCCATAACTGGCAGAAGCGCCAAGCCGATCGATTCGGATGCCTGGCTGAACGCGACTTTCATCTTGTCTGTGCCGTTAGCCGTGGCTTCCGCAGTGCCGCCGACCTGATTCTCGATCTCCTCGAGGATCATGTTCTGTGCTTCGAGCACTTCGCCAGACTCGACAAGAGTGCGGATCTGATCCTGCTGGGCCTCGGTGAACTGGATGCCAGAACGACGAAGCGCAGTCAGGCCGGCGATCGGGTCGTTGAGTGCTTTGCCGAGCTGCTTGGCGTTGTCGGTGACAGAGCCGAAGCCGGCGCTCGCCATGTCGAGCGTGAGTTGTGTGGCGCGATCGAATGCGCCACCAACTTCGTCGGCGCTCGATGCGATGTCCTTGAACGTGAGCAGTAGCGCCTGGGACTCTTTGATCGTGTTCTGATTGACGCCGGTCAGGCGGGCCTGCTCGTTCGCTAGATCGACGAGGCGGTTCGTGACGACTTGTGTCTGATCGCCGAACAGCCCCATCGAGGTTGCGATCTGCTCGATGCGGGCGTTAGCGGTCGCGGCCTGCTCGCCAGCGGCCACCATCTTTGCGCCAGCCACGGCGAGACCACCGAGCGCAGCTGTCGCTGGAACGAAGGCTTTTTTGAGTGCGAAGCCGACTTTCTGCGACGTCTTCTCGAGCTTGTTGAACTCGCGTTGGGCTTTCTTCAGGCCGGCGTTGTTGAACTCGCTAACGATGGGGATGTTGATCGCCATTAGCGGAGCTCCTTGTTGATCGTCTTCATGAGGTCCTCGACGGCTTGTTCGACGTTGTGCTCAAGTGTGTCACGTTTCTCGAGGACTGCGGGCCACAATGCGCGCATTGGCTCGCCGAATCGCTTGAGCCGGTCAATAAAAGCTGCTGAGTTGCCGGAGCCGTTGTCGCGGGTTGGAGCGACGCCAGAGCTCTTTTTGCCAGCGGTGCTGAAAATCACGCCAGGGCCGTTGCTGTTTGTCAAAAACAGGCCAGAGATCTGATCTTGGCGGCCGCTGGTTTTGATCCGTAGTTTCACGCCGCGCTGAACGGTGGCTTGCCGGTATCCAGCTCCTCGAGGCCAACGGCCCCAGTTGCCGACACGGTCCGTGGCGGGATACAGCCGGCGAGCGAACGGGATGATGTCCTTGCCGACAGTTTCTTTCATTTGTTTGTCGACTTGACGGCGCAACTGCGGGTCAATGTAGCGCAGGGTGCGCAAGGCTTCGTTCAGCCCATCGACTTCGACTCTTGCGCTAACGCTTGCCACGGTTCTGCTGTTTCTGCTGCTCCTCGAGGACATCGACCACGGTGTTGAGGTCTTTGGTCTCGAACTCGATTTCGGGGGGCCACCAGCCGACGGCGACCAGCAGTTCTGCTAGCTGGCGTCGTCTGGTTCCCCTGGGGTAGGGCGGTTATCGCTGCTCACAATCTCCGGCAGGCCATCGACCTTGTTGAGAAAGTCGTCGAACGTCGCAGGGACGACGATCTTGACGCTCTTGGCTGATTCGTACGCCAAATACGCAATGTCTTCGGCCCCGATCTGATTCGCCATCTGCGACATCTTGGCCTTGAACTTGCGTTCCCAAGCGACGAGCGCACGAAGCGAGGTGGTGACTTCGTGCGTCTCGCCGTTCAGGGTAAACCGGAGGGTCAGTTGCATGTCGGGGTTCCTTTGTTAGGGGATGAAACTGGGATCAGGGAGTGGTGCTACGGGTTAGGCTGCCGCCGCGAAACACGACGTCCATCGTCGGCAGCTCGCCGACACCGCCATTCACTGGGGTCACATTTTCGAGGTAGCAGCCGGTGAGCGTGTACTCGGGGTTGTCGGTACCAGGGGTTCCGGAGGTCGTCGGGGTAACGACGACGTTGAACGTGGTGCCGGCGAGGCTGTTGAGCTTCTCCTCGACCTCGCTCGATCCGTACGAGATCATGAGCGTGGCGGAGATCTCGTGGTTGCCGAGTCCCTTGACGAACTTGCGGGCGGTGTCGCCGAACGCGGTCGCCTCGAGGGCTTCGTAGCTCTCGGTGACGGTGATGGTGGAGACCTGGTCGCTGAAGTCGACGGAGTCGACGGTCAGAGTGGCCTGGTTGAGAACAACGGTGGTTGCCATTGGGTCAGTTCCTTCTTGTTGCT